CTGCGGCCCCGCGGGTGGGCGGAACAGATCGGTGCGCAGCCGCATCCGTTCCCCGTCTAGCCCGTACCGAGTCACCGCGCGGCTGAAGCGGGTGCGAAGCAGTTCGGCCCAGGGCCCCTGGCCGCGCATGCGGGTGAAGAAGCCGGGATCGTTGTCCTTGCCGCCCCGGATCGACTGGATCGTCGCCATCACCTTGGCCGCGCGATCGGGGAAATGCGCATCGAGCCAGGCGCGGAACAGCGGCGCGACTTCCCAGGGCAGTCGCACCGGCAGGAAGAAGGCGCCGCGTGCCCCCGCCTCGGCGGCGCGCTCGAGAATATGTTCCATCTCGTGATCGGTGACGTGCGGGATAATCGGCGACATCGAGACGAACACCGGCACGCCCGCATCGGTGAGGGTGCGGATCGCGGCCAGTCGGCGCTCGGGATGCGGGGCGCGGGGTTCCACCGTCATCGCGATCTTCGGGTCGAGCGAGGTGACCGACAGCATCACCGCCGCCAAGCCCTGTGCCGCCATGGGGGCGAGCAGATCGAGATCCTTGACCACGCGGTTCGACTTGGTGGTGATCGTTACCGGATGCCGACACTCGGCGAGCAATTCGAGGCAGCTACGGGTGATCCGCCAGGTCGATTCGATCGGCTGATAGGGATCGGTGTTGGTGCCGAAGGCGATCGGCTTGCACACATAGCCCCGCTTGCCGAGTTCAGCGCGCAGCAGCGTGGGCGCACCGGGCTTGGCGAACAGCTTGCTCTCGAAATCAAGGCCGGGGGAGAGGTCGAGATAGGCATGGCTCGGCCGCGCGAAGCAGTAGATGCAGCCATGCTCGCAGCCCTGCACTGTGTTGATGCTGCGATCAAACCCGAGGTCAGGGCTATGATTATACTGAATAATTGTCTTCGGGTGCATTACCTGCACGGTTGTTTTTCTGGGCGGTGGAGCGCCGTCGATAAGCTCCTGAGCGTCCAGCCAGTCCCCATCGTCTTCCCGCTGCGGTAGGTTGAACCGCGTGCTCGTCTTGTTGTTGGTTGCGCCGCGTTGGGGTCGCTTTGCCATGTCAGCCTCTTAGTCGGCGCATCAGCTGCTTCCACCCGTCCTCGCTACGAGGGAATGGATCAGCTGGCGTGGGTGAATCGGCAACGGCTCGCAAATGCGGGTGTTTGCGTCCGCAGCGGTCACACCGAATTCGATGGGCTAGAGCCTCAAGCTGCGTGTTCCAGTTCCGGCAGAGTGCATAGCGGCAGAACCGCGCAGCATCATAGACGTGCTGCTTTCCGCACTGGCAGGTGACCCGCAGATTAGCCTTGCGGTGAATTAGGTCGTGTAGGCTGTCCAGCCGAGGATTAGCGCCCATCTCAAAGGGGGAGGGCCATTTGCCGGGGATCGTTGATCGCTTGCGGAGCGGCCATCGCGTCCAGGATTGTCTCGGCCAACTCGGCGGCTGCTCGTTCTCGGAGCCGTTCTGATGGAGCGGTCAAACCGACGCGAGCCCATGCAGGAGCGTGGAGGATCATGGTGGCGAGGCTGGAGGAATCGGGCTGGGTCATGCACCTATGTTCCTCGTATGTTCTCATCCTGTCAACGGGGTCAGACAGGATCAGGTGTGTAAAATCCGAGCATCGCCGTAACGATTTCCTCCTGGCTTAGACCGGAGGGGAGTTCGAGTTCGCGGTCATCCTCTTGGAGCAGGATCGTGCCGTCCATCCTGTAGGTCATCATCCTGTTCATTGTGCTGCCACCCTGAAAAAGCCGGTTGGAAGGCGGTTCACACCGGAGCCGCTGTAATAGTTGGGCGCGGTGGTGATCGTGGGCGGTCCAGCAGCGAACGAGACGCCGTTGCTGCGAAAACCCCACGGGGCCTGACCGTTCGCTGGAAGCGTGCGGGTTGGATCGTCATGACCCATGATGTTCGCTGCTTCCAGGTGAGCGCCATTGGCCACCGCGACCGTGCTGTCGCTAGCGTGGTAGGCAAACCAGTAGAGGCCGGGTGCCAGCGTTACCGGCGTCACGTCGCCTTGCACGATCTGCGAAACTGCCGCCGAAAGAACCGCAGTCGCCGCGAGCGGTGCGCCGTAGGCCCAATAGCTTGGGCCAGCCGCAAAGAGGTAGATGCGAATGCTGCCCGTAGAGCTTGCGGTCGTGATGCGCGTGAGCAGGCTGTCTACGGTGACTGTCTGAGTGATGACAAAGGGACACCAAAGCAGCGTGTCTGCACCAGCAGCAGAGCCGTTGCCGATGCCGCCAACGTTCACTGGATACCAGCTGCCGGGGCGATAGGGGCGCTGGTACAGCGAAGAGCCACCCGAACCGTTAGCCGCAGTCGGGAAGCCGATGTTGAGCACCTGGTTTGATGCCGTGCCGGTCACCGTCGCGGTTGGTGCGCTGCCAGCGGGGAGCGTGGTCAGTTCGCCAATTGAAAGCGTGCTGCCGCCCGTCGCTGTAGCCGTGAGTGACCCGGTCGAGGAGTTGTACGAGAGGCCGCTGCCGAACGACAGGTTGCCCGCATGGAAAACCTGACTGCCGTTCTGCTTGATCGCGCCGCTTGCATCCAGCGTGCCGCGCACAATCGCACCCGTGGACGACACCACGAGGTTGGACCCGCTGTTCACGCCCAGCATGATCTTTTTGCCGGTCGCGACATTCACGATGGCGTCGTTGGCGCTGTCCAGGAACGTGCGGCGATTGCTGTTGATAGAGACGACGGCGCCGGTTGGCCCGTATTCAGTGAACGACTTGGCGATGTTTCCAAGGGAGGTTCGGACCGCATTGTTCTCCACGAGATCAAGACGGGTATCTTTTACGTTGGAGTTGGTGAGCTGGACGGCTCCGTTCACGTTGGGGAATGCGATTGTTGCGGTGCCGTTGGCAGGCAAAATTCGGACATCCGCCATCGCCTGCAAAGCCAATGTGCCCGTCATAGACTGAAGGCAGGCCTCACCCGACGCGACCGTAAGGTATGCTAATTCGTTGTCTTGGTTGTCGGCAAAGGACAGAATGCCGAAACTGCTTGCAGGGTCCTGAGTGGACTTGATGGTGAGGGTTGGAAATTCGCCAGTGACGGTAACATCGGTGTTGAAGATGCCGTCCGATGCAGCCGAAGGACCGGGAGGGCCGGGTGGCCCCATCATTGTGGTGATCGCCGTAGAGCCGGTCGTCGCCGTAACCTGGACTGAGGGCTGCTGAACGGAGGTCGAGACGCCTTGCTGATTGCTCAGGGTTGTGATGACCGATGCGGAGGGGAGGGTGGTTACCGCGGCCATCAGGCATCGTCCGTAGTGTCTGGAGCGCCAACGTAGCCGGTGCGGCTGATCTTGCCTTCCCAGAGGACCATCGGGAGGTCCGAAGCAATCTGCGTCTCGTCAACGAACGCAAAGCGCGTGGGGGTCTTTTTGAGAGTTTCGACCTGAGCGCGCTCCAGCTTGAGGAGCAGGCCCTTGGGGTCACTGGGATCGGCTACCAGCTGTTCGCGGATTGGAACGCCATCCACTTCGAAGAAGACCTTCCAGGCGGAGATGTCGATCTGGATCTTGTTCGCGTCCTGCACCTTGTAGGGCAGCACGAGCGAGCCGCGTCCGTGAACGGTGATTTCGGTGTCGGTGACTGTCTGATTTGCCATAGCGCCGCTATTTACCGGCAGTCATGGCTATGGCCGGGGAGGGTGTCCCCGGCCGTGGTTTAGCTTTGCTCGTAAAGCTCGATTTGCACGTCCATCAGGCGTTGGCCGAGGATTTGTGCGAATGGGCAGTTTGGGTCTCTGGAGAGCAGCGCAACAATGGCGTCGCGCAGCATCTCGGCTTCTTCCTCCAGCGGAATTTCAACGATCATTGCGCTTCTTTCCCGCGAGCCAGCATGCGTTGTTGGCAAGCATCTTTAGGCGACGTGCTTCGAGCTCATCTGCGCTTTGCTCCAGTACGTTGATCGCGACATCAACCGCAGCTGGCTTCATATGTGCGACGGCGGCTTCGACGCGGTTCACGCGCTCGATGAGGTTCTGGATCAGGATTTCGAGTTCGTCATTGGTCTTCATGGGAGTTTTCTCCTTCTCGTTTAGATCGTCATGTTCTCCGGGATCAGTTTGGCTTCGGGCCCTTGCGGCTGGGACCCGACGGAGCAAGCGTGGTGCTGAGCGCTTGCTCGGGTGGAAGACCGCAGGCCAAGCGGCGGCGGATTGTCCCCGACTTGAGGCCGAGTTCGCGCGACCAATCGGATATGGTCTGCGTGCGGCCGTTCAACGGAACAAGCGCGCTGTAACGGCGGCCAGATCGAAGTCCGTGCGGTTGGGCGAAGCCGATACCCCAGCCAAAATCACAGACCTTACGCGACGGTTTGCGCCTGTTGCCCTGTTGGGTCTTGTGGTCGGCCCAGCGGACGTTTCCGGGCTCATAGCCCTTGCTGTTGTCGATCCTGTCCAAGCTGTAGTCGGAACCAGGGCGCGCGCCGATGTGGTCGAAGAAGAGGTAGAAGCCGATTGGGCTGCGCCACTCTTCACACACCTGAATCCCACGGGCTCCATAGTCTGAGTAAGCCGGATGGTCCGCATTGTGGAACCGATAGATAGCGTTCTTGAGTGCGATATACTCGGCTGGAAATAGCTTCCTTAGCTTGATCATTTTGGACATTGTGTGTTCTCCCCTTCTTGTTTCTCCCAAATACTTAGCGAGGGGAAAGGGGAGTAAAGTGCTGCTATAACGCGGCGATAAGTTAGTAGATGAAGACTTCATCTACAGGCATTGCCCTAATCAAACAGTTCGAAGGCGAGAGACTTACCGCTTACATCTGTCCAGCTGGCGTTCTTACCATTGGAGTGGGACACACTGGACCGCACGTTAAGCCAGGGCAGAAGATCACTGCCGCGGAAAGTGAGGCACTGTTGCGTGCCGATCTCGCCAAATTCGAGAAGGCAGTCAGTGCAGCGGTCAAGGTGCCGCTCAACCAGAACCAGTTCGACGCCTGTGTGGCACTGGCCTTCAACATCGGCCCCGGTGCCTTTGCGGGTTCCACTCTGGTCCGGTTGCTCAACAGCAAGGACTACTCGGGTGCAGCTGCTCAGTTCGAACGCTGGAACAAGGGCGGTGGCAAGGTGCTGCCCGGTCTGGTGGCGCGTCGTGCAGCGGAGGCGGCATTGTTCCGCAAGCCCGCGTGAGCGGCTACCGCAATCCCTTCGAAGCGCGCTGCGCTCGCGATCTGGGGCCGGACTACCAGTATGAGGCGGTGAAGCTGCCCTACGTCCTGGAATGCACCTATCTGCCGGATTTCATCGACATGAACGGCAAGCGGATCGTGGAGGCTAAGGGGCTGTTCACGGCAGATGATCGGCGAAAGATGCTGGCGGTCAAAAAGGCGCATCCCGCCTTCACCATCGAGCTTTGGTTCACCAACCCCGAGCGGCCCATCAACAAGGGCAGTAAGACCACATACCGCGGCTGGTGCGAGAAGCATGGCTTTATCGCGAAGAAGGGGCCAGCTAAGTAAGCGTGCGGCACAACGCCGTATCGTGCGCGGCCTGCTCAACTCCGTCGTGTAAAGTTGCCCCGGCCCACAGTTGTGTAAGCCGGGGCTTCCTATGAGCGGCTCCTATATATGGGCGACTTGGAAGCGTTAACTATCAAAGTGCGGTTAACGATATTTTCTGTATTGCCATTTTCGGAGATTTCGGTAGAAGGGGTGCATCAGAACGAGAGCTGGCGGACAGCTCTTCGTGGGGTTCATCCCTTCAAGGCCGCAAGGTCTTTCGTCCGGGGCATCAGCTCGTAAGTGGCGACGTTAGGGTTCGGTATGCGGGTTGGCTTTTAGCCAGCTAATGCACCCCAGTCGGAAACGCTTCCTGGGCTATATGCCGCAGGAAAGCGGGGCTAAAAAGACCCCCGACCGTGTCGCTTCTGATGGCGGCATCATCCAACGCTCAGGCGTGGTTGGTGTCGTGTACAATGATGTCCGCACTCCCCACAGAATACCTGCGCGTTTGCCATGAAAGGGCAAACCGTTGAACACCGAAGCAAACACTCCACTCGTCCCTTCCACACTTGTGGATGCCGCCACGGATTTCGCGGAGCACGTCGCAGACGCTCAGCGAACCAAGCAGGTCGCACCGCACGAAACCAGCATTACCGAGGAACTGGAGAATGGCACCGCCGAGGTGCGTTTGAAGTTCGAGGCGATCCTCGTTGCAGAAGGTGAAGCGTACGACACTGCCGAGCGGAACAATGCCGCGTTGCTCTCGCTCGGGTATAAAAACGCCCTCAAGTGGCTGAACAACCGATCACTGCTGACCAAGCAGCTGGTAAAGCTCGGTATGGTTCCGGCCAAGGACGACGCAGGGCTCCTCGGGCAGATTGCCAAGTTGCAGCTGGGCGGCTGGCAGGAGCGCAAGGACAAGGGCCAGGTTTGGGTTGTTCGCAGCCGGCGGGATGAGCGCGTGGGGCGGTTCTATCGGATCTTCTTTGCTCAGCCGGAGAAGTTCCCCGCCGAGCGACTGGAGGACGTAATCCTCGCATATCCCAAGCGCAGCGGTGGCATCCTCGCGGACGCGTCGCCGAAAAAGAAGGCGCCGTCGAAGGCCGAAGTTCAGAAGAACCGCGAGCTGGCCGCGAAGGCGCAGCCGTTGGAAACCGTATCCACCACCACGCGAGTGGGGAAGGTCGGCGAATATCAGCTGGTGCTCGTTCGCCAGGGTGCTGGGGGTCTCGATATCTGCGAGGTCATCCAGGATGAACCCAATCTCACCGAACGACTGGTCAACCGATATGCGGCCGAGGTCGCGATGACGGTTCCCTCCGATCAGTGAGCGTGAACGCCGTTAGGGTGCGAGCCAGCGAAATGCTGGCCGCACTCGAACAGGATCGCTTCCTGCTGTTTAAGGAAACCGATCTCGTAGCGCTGGGCATTCCGTACGAGTTGCGGCGTTCCACACAGGACAAAGTGCTGCAATTTCGTGCGAAGCGTCCGTTCGATCCCCTCAATTCTCCAATACTCTCTCCGGCTGCTTACGACTATCTGTACACAGTCGAGACCGCGCAGAGTGAAAGCCGGTATGCACTTGGGCAGTTAGACACACTGCGCCATCGGCTTGTAGCGATCAAAGCAGTGGAGAAGAAGGGCTTCTTCGAAAAGCCACTTCCAGCAGCCTATCAACAGTTAGTTGAAAAGGCAGAGGGGCATCGGAAGAGAATCCGTTCCTGGCATGACGCCTGTCAACGGTACTACTTCCGAATGACGGCGAACGAGGCTCAGTGGTTCCGCGACTTGCCGCTTGTCACAAGATGGGCAGGGGATTTTCCACTGCTCGCGCCCCCTCCGCAATGCTTTTACCCCCTGGAAGAGACTCCAGAACGGGCAAGGCAAATGCATTTACTCAAGTGGATCATCCACAAGTGTGGATGAAGCAGCATCCAATCGAACAATTCAGAGATAGGAGTTCCAATGATCATCAACCACAAGTGTGGAGGCGCACTATGATTCCTCCCCGTTTGAAGACAACTCGCACCTTCGCACGGCTTGCCGAAGAGCTTGAGGCCATCGCGGCGAATGACGGACCAGAGTGGCAATTCATGCACAAGCACGGGCAGTTTTGGGATGCCATCGGCCGTTATGACGGGAGTGAATCCTTGGACCATTTCGAGCGTCGTGTCCGGGCCGCTCAACACGCGATGTTCGGAGACGACCAATGACTGATCAGCCGCAGATCATAGATGCTGCTGGGCAGTCGATCCAGTTCAACAAACCGTCCGCTCCCGGCGAAACGCATGTAGTAAGCGTCTGGCTACATCGCTGTGAGGAGGTGAAGTGTGGGCCAGAAGGAACGACCGTTAGCTACCCAAAAGCAAGGCACGTTGATGTGGAGGCTAAGGCGGACCTCGATTCAATCTCTGAATTCGTTTTCAGAGACGCGTTCCTGGTTATTCAGCTGGACGAGCGTGACGGTGAACTTTGGTTGCGCGTAGGAATGCTTGACGAAGCAGAGCTATCCGCCTTCATGGCGTATCGCGCGAAGCGTGTCGTGCATCACCTATCGCTGAAGCTAACTGGAGCGTCGTAGAGACGTTTCCTGAGCTTGGGCTACCCGTGTGCCCCTAAACGCGCGGGTAGTTCAGGACGGGGCTCGCTGGTGCTGTGTGGTCGCAAACAGGACGGCATCGGCGGGCCCCGTTTTCCCTCGCCCACCCATTTTCTCTGACTACCCTGGGCAAGAAGCGAAGCGCTGGCTTCCGCAGGACCCTGGCTGTCGGCAGACCAATGCTCCGTCGGAGACTTCTGGGAATGCGAAGCATCCAGGAAGCTCAACGGAGTTGCCTGCACCAGAGGTTTCGAGCAGCTCTGAGCGAAGCGAAGAGGTGCGGTAAAACCGCGCAGTGCGGTAGCGTTGGATGTGATTTAGTTTTCGAGGTGGAAAGGACGCTATATACTACTACGTAGTAGATAGTGTTACTTCACTTCAAAAGTAAGTCACGTCCAATGTGCCCTTTATATATAGAGGGGTTACTTCACTGCCATGGTGTCGGGGATAGCCAATCCTCTAGGACCTACTTCACTTCAAAGTCAGTGCCACAAAGCTAGGCACATGAATAATGACACCCGCATCACCCAGGCTGCATAGTGAAGCTGTGGTTGGGCTTGTAGCTGTCGGCGCACTCAACCACGCCGTTCGATGCCGGTTTTGAAGCATCCCGCATAAATACTCTGTAGGCGCAGGGCTGCAAACGCTGTCGCTTACGACAGCAGGCCCAGCACTTACGTCCTTCCAAACGAAAAGTCATTGGCCCGCTTGTGCAATTGCAGCCCGCACAAGCGGGCTTTTCGTTTTGGAGATACTGCAATGAAGATCATCACACCGGAAGACGTTCGCCCAGACATTAGGGACTACCTACAGGGGTGGTTCGACAAGGCCAAAGCCCGCCAGGAGAGCAAGGGCGCAAAATTCCTCCTGAGCTTTGGCGAGTTCCTCAACCTCTGGGGTCGTCGCCGCATTCGCAGCCTTGAGCAGTGGATGGATGATGGATCGCTCTACGCTCGTCAGCGCCGTAGCACCAAGGACGACCAGAACCTCAACGGCTACGTCCTCTCACCAATCAGCTTCGCGGCATCCCAGGAAAAGGTGTGCACCGCCCAGAACATGCAAATCTGCACGCGCGGCAAGGCGCTGCACGATTGCCGGATGAAGAAGGGCGACACGCACACGGAGGAAAGCAAAGCCCGCATCAGCAAGAGCACCAAGGGCAAGCCCAAGACCGCCGAGCATCGCCAGAAGATCGCGGAAAGCTGCAAGGGCCAGAAGCGCGGACCAATGAGCGACGAGCAGAAGGCAGTCCGGTCGGCAGCATCAAAGGCGCGATGGGAGCGCGTCAAGGCCGAGAAGCGCGCGGCCCAGTCGAAGTAGCAGCTTTTCGGGTCCCGTAGAGGTCGAGCATTGCTTGAATGACCAGCTGCGCCGCCGGATCAGCTAGCCGTCCGGGATGCTCCGTTAGCCAGAGGATGACGATCCCCGCTTCGGATGCGCCGTTGGTCGTGGGAGGGACATTCAACTGATGACCAATCACGCTCGTGTTGTCGGACCATACGCCATCAAGAACGCCCTGAATGTACGCGCGGCATGGTATTGGGTCCTCGAAGCGGCAGCGCTCTAACAGTTGCTGACCGGAGAGATGGCTCTGCATTACCCGTCGTTGGGGTGTCGTCTGAGCCGCACAGGTCTCGCTCACGAGCAAGCTCATAGACGCGGTAATCATGAGTGTTAATCTCATCGAACACCTCAGCACTACAATCGTGCAAACTGCTCTGCTTGAGCGGCGAACTCAGATTAGTAGGTGATCGCCGATGCAAGTCACACGTCCACGACAGGACGTTACAGACCGTAGATCCCAGAGCAACCCCAAAGCGACTTGTTTTGGCAGATGCCTAGCGAGCCCTCGGCGCTCTCTGAGGTGCGCCTGAGGGCTTCCCTGGGTTAGCGAGGCAGCTGGATGTTGCGTTCGATGGTTTCGGTTTGCTTGGCGACGGGCTTGCTGGTGTCGGATGCGGTCTGGATGCCCAGCAGCGCGAGGACGCCGGCGACGGCGCCGATGATCGCAGAGCCGACCTTCCAGCCGAGGCCGATGCCCTTGGCACCACCCTGAACCTCGCTGCGCCAAACCTCTAGATCGCGGACGCGAGTTTCGAGGCCGTCTGCACGGCGGTTCATCGCGTCCAGCTTGTCGTTCATGCTTTTGAAGCCGTCATCGACACGCTGATCGAGACGGATGAGGAGGTCGCGCATATCCTGCGGGATCGAGGGTGGTGCTCCGGCCATTAGTCGTCGCTTTCCGACGAGGCAGGACCCCAACCAGCGAGCGCGCCAGCAGCGGTAAGCATCGCCAGCGCCGTCTCACCGTCTACGTGCAGTCCAACGAGCGCAAATGCGCCGGTGACGCCAGCAGCGGCCAGAGCACGAAGCCTGCGGCTATGCGTGACGACGGTGAAGACCTTCCCGGCACCGGCTAGCGCGAGCTTGAGAGCGGAGCGCTTCTTCGGCGCAGGGGCGAACACCTCGCCTACAGACTTGCCAGCGGACTGGCCAACCGCGTTCGCAATCTGGCGCAGGTAATCGTTGGACGCTTCGACACCAGCCTTCGACGCTGCGATTTCGGCATCAGTCGCGGGACGAATTGCGACATCGCGGAAGGAGGGTTCGTTATCATTCGCCATTGGTGCTGCCCTCCGGTGCTGGAGTGATGGGCAGAGGCGTTGGCATCATCGAAGAAGGGATAGGTGGCTGATACTGCGCAACCGCATTGTTGAGGAACTGGAGGTTCGTCAGCAGTGTCTCCACCGTGTAGTTGAACATATTGTCGGCTTCGTTGCGGTCCTTGATCGCCAGAAGCGCATTGTGGAAGACCGCGTAGGTGTCGCCTTCAACGAACGGCTTGAGGTCCGCGTGATAGGCATTGCGCTTCGCAAGCATGATTTCCGCTTCGATGCGCTCGTATTCGTTCTTTGTCTCGACTGCCTGGAGATAGTCGGACTGGATGGCTTCCTTTCTCTCGATCAGCGATTGCAGGTAGTCCTGCTGGTTAGTGCCGGGCATGGGGGTTTTCTCCCTCTTGTGTTTTCGTCCAGCTATTTAAGCGGGATCAAATGCCTGTCACGTCCACCATCAAGGCGTTTAGGAGTGGTAAGTTGAACTGACTGGAGTTGGCGGGCGGGTTGTACTGATACGCGCCGCTCATCAGCACGTTGTATTGAGTGTCGTAGAAGGGCACTTCAACGACCGAGGCAGAGGCCGCATTGTTGGTGCGGATGCCGAACATCTTGGTGGTGCTGTAGCCGTTCCAGTAGCGCGCATACACCAAGCCCTTGTCGTCGGTGTATTCCTCGTAGGAGCCGTTGAAAGCGCTCTGCTCATATCCCGCGAAGCTCTGGATGATGCTTGCGTAGGCGCGACTGCCGTTGAGGTTGATCGTGGAGCCGTTGTTGCTGAGCGTGCCGCCCACAATGATGGGCCGCATCGCGCTGTTGAAGGTCAACTGCCCAGCGTCGTTTCGCAGCCTTAGCGCAGGGCCGTTACTGACCAGGCTGACATTGATGATGCTCTGGAAGCGGTAGAACGTGACAGTCGAGCCAGCCGGTGCGTTGGTGTGGTAGATGTGCTGCCACCCGTTGAGATTGGAACCGCCGTAGCTCGCCAGAGTGGCATACTTGGAATAGGCGTAGCCGTTCGGCATCACGATAGCGATTGCCTCGTCCGCATCATAGTTCATCGGCACGAAGAACGATGATGGCGCGGAGCACGTCCATTGTGGATACCGCTGCTGAACGTTGAACGTCTGCACCGTTCCTCTGTTCTGGAAAACATAGGGCGCGATATTCGCATCGAACTGGATTGTGCCGTCTGGTCGGCGGAACCTTGCTGTTGCCATCATCGTACCCCGTAAATGAAGCGGGTACGTGGGTAGGCGTTGCCGCTATACTGTGGAGGCCAAGACCATGTTAGGGTCGTGCCGTTGAAAGAGACGTTTGGGCGATATCCAACGAAGCCGGTGACCTCCACGGACGTGACGAGATGCCAAGGTGTGCCGAGTGTCAGGCGTGCGTCGCCCAAACTGCCGCTTTGTGCTTGATTTGAGCCGCCAATGAGCACCGAACCCAGGATCAGCAAAGCGCTGTCCTGACTGTCGATGGTGACAAGTCCGTCCTCTGGGCGCCGAATCCTGAACGTGGTCATCGGCTGCTGATTTCTACGACGTTCACGCCGTTTGGATGGTAGATGTACAGACCCGTTCGGTCGATTACGGTTTGGCCGCTTCCTCCAGAGCCCCGGATTGCCACGTCGCCCACAATGTCTACCCCCGCGCCGCCGTTCTGGTCAGCGTAGAGGCCAATCTGAGCACGGTTGTTGCCTGCCACCGCCTGCACCTGCCAGAACGCGCGGGTGCGATCCTGCAAGCCGCTAATCGCGCCTTCCGACGTGCTGACGCGCGCGAGGACGTTGCTGTCCTCGATTTTCTGCCCGTTGATCTCTGCTGAGGTCGCCGGACGGACGCTCACCTTGTCGAATGTGATCGTCTTTGCAGCGCGCTCGCCGAAGCCATCCCAATTGGCCATAGCGTAGACCTGGATTTGACGGATCGCGCCGTTGATGCCGGTCTTGTAGAAAGCTGGGAAAGTGCGCGTGTAGGCACCTCCGCCGCCATCTCTGCTTTGATAGCCCGAGGTATCCGGAGTAGCGGCCGCACTGATAGCCTTCGCCTCCACGATGCCGCCACTCGCATCCAGGAAGTAGACGAGCACGCCAGCGCCCTGCCAATCGGTAGCGCGACCGGAGAACTCGATGACGTAGGCACCGAATGCGGCGCTGATGCCGCCCTGCACAAGCCCGCTGTTCGCATTAGCTGGTGCGTTGAACTGGAGCGCATAGGGCCGCCCGTTCACCCCCGCTGCACGGGTGGCCGGTGCAGTGCTGTCCCACCAAACCCAGCCAGCGGGTAGGGGGCCGCCATTGTCGGGCCAGTTCTTGAACGTGGGGTTGACGTTGATCGAGCCGCTGTCCGTGCTGTAGCCTGCTTCCAGGAAGCTGAGACGGCTCGCCGTCGATGTGGTGAGGTTCGAGGTGGTCGTTTCCAGCGAGCCGATGCGACTGACCACGTTCGCGTCCGTGACCGCCTTGCCGTCGATTTCGCTCCTGGTTGCTGGACGGATGCCTGCCTTGAACCAGATGGTGCGGAGGTAGCCAGCAGATGGGTTCTTGAAGCCCTCCCAACCCGCCATGAGGTAGAAGACGATGCGAGGGCTGTCCTCGTTGCACCAGACGAGCTTGGTGAACTTGCGAACGCGGTCCGCATCATGACCGACAAAGCCTGCGCTGTCTGGCGTGCTATCGAAGGGAACGAAGCCAGCTGAGTGCTCGGTGTTGTCGCCGCGCCTAAACTGAGTGAGCATACCCGCACCGGCCGTTTGACCGGCTTCCAGGCGCATCTCACATTCCATGACATACCAGCCCTTTGGAAAGCTGCCGTCCAGCTGCTGCATGACACCACAGTTCGTGCCCGCGCGGTCAATCTGGAGAGCACCACCGCCGTAGATGCCGGAGCCGCTCCACTTGCCCATGACGGGCGTTCCGTCTGTAGCCCAATAGGTCCATCCGGGCGGAAGCGCGCCGGCGTTTGTCCATGTTTCGTTGAACAGCGCGTTTCGGTTCAGGTAGCCGCCACGGCTGTAGTTGGCTTCAACGGTTGTGATCTTCTGTGCCGCCGCTTCATCGGCCTTGATGCGTGCAATTTCTTCCGATGCGACCCTCGCCAGGGCTGATGTGCCTTTGATTTCACCGTCGGTTGCTGGACGGACGTTCAGATAGAACCAGCGGATTTCCTTGGCTGCGATGTTGCTCGCTCCGGCGAAACCGTCCCAGCCACCCATACCGTGTAGGTTGACGTTGCCGACTGAGGTCCAGTCGATTGTCTTCGACCAAGTGCGAACGCCGCCATCGTTGCCGATCACGCCGTTGGTGTCTGCTTCACGACGGAAATCGAGGTTGACGACGCCATTAAGAGTGACACCGGCGCCATTCATGTCCGTGGTTTCCAGGCTGGCAGTGCCTTCGATGATCCACTTGCCTGGATACATCCACACTGTCTGGACGATGCCCCAGTTCTTGCCAGCTGTGTTGTTGACGGTGCGGACCGCATACGGGCTGCCGCGCACGGGGCTAACAGGGATGCGCTCAACAACTGGACCTGTTTCCATGCCCCAGCCGCCCCACTTCTCTGGGAACTGCTGGCCCGTGAGGTAACGGCTAAAGTTGGGGTTGAAGGCGTTGCCCGAAGGGGACGAGCTTGCAGAGGCTTCCAGACCGGTTGCACGGTCGGCCAGGTTGTTCGTGAGCGTGACCTGATCTCGGAGGCCCGCTTTTGTTTGATCCGCGGTGGACTTCACATCCGTAAGCGTCTGGTTGATCGTGCCTTCCGCGCCCTTTGCGCGAGCAACCTCGTCTGCGAGGTCATTGCGGGTCTGTGTGACCGTGGCGTCGATGGTCGCTTTGACGGCGGCAATCTGGTCGCGTGCGGGCTTCACAGTGCCGGTGCTGTCCTTAATCGCGTCCACGACCGATGCGGCTGGCACATCGCCCACGTTCGTGCCGATCGGCGCGCCCACGGTTGCATTGTCGGCAGGCTTGCCGGGGCCGGAAACGCCGGTCCAAAGCGACATCGTTCCGGTCTTGTTCGCGACCGCGTTGAGCAATGCCTGTCGCGCAGAGGCATAGGAAACGAAGCGACTGCTAAACGTCGCGCGGTCGATAGGGGTGTTCTGCGTGCTGTCCGTATAGGAGGGAAGCAAGCCCTCGAGATAGGTTTTCAGCTGGGAATAGGCGTTGTCGTAGTTGGTGCGCTCCGTGGTCAGACTGTAGGTCGTGCCCTGAGCGAGCAAGCCGGTGCGCTCGGCGGTGTACGAGCCAAATTCCTGAACGAGCCAAGCCTTCTCGCTGCGGTCGAGCACGCCGTCGCTTTCGATAGAGTCCAGGCGCAGCTTTGCCGCTGTGGCGGCGGCCTGTGCGGTTTGGGCAGCATCCTGCGCATTCTGCGCCGCCGTTAGGGCCGCCTGCACATCATCACTGTTGACGGCCAGGGATGGCGATACGTCGCTGCTCGAATGGACACTCCAGCAACGGCTATGGCCGACACGAACCTTCCAAACGGGTGCAGCGGCGTTGAGCTCGCGGTAGGTTTTGACCAGCGGCATAGTGCTGCGGTCAGCATTGAGAACGATGGGCGCTTTCGGCGCATAAAAATCCATCGTCTGCCAAGTGCCGGTGCCATCGGCGAACAGGACATTGCCCGTGTGGAATGCAGCAAGACGCGCAACCTCACCGATGGACACCTGATCCTTAGCGTAGAAGCTCCAGTTTTGCGGCAGCAGGCCGATAGCGATCTTTGCGCCGGGAATGCCTGCCTGAGTGAGCAAGGCAGAGATGATAAGACCGGCGCTCATGCCACCTACGGTTACGTCGGCGGTGACCTTCTTGGACGGAGCACCACCAAAGCGGAACATGCCCTGTGCTGCACAAGTCGCCCACTCGCCCGGAGCAAGGGTCAGGTTGGCGAGGGTAGGGTAGTCGGATGCGTCGCCCTTGTTCTTCGCCGGATCGAGAGCCTGGGCGTACTCGTAAGGGGTGATGCCCTGGACCGCGCCGTAGCCGTGAACCTGATAGATCCAGCGCGCGGGGTCGATCAGAACGGGCTCTACGTTCTGGCAGTTGCCGAAAGCGTAGGGCTTGAGCTTGCCCTTGAGGCTCGCTGGACCCTCGGCGTTACCGGTGCCTGCGTATTCCAAAGTGAGCAGGTCGCGGTCGAGAAGTGCATCCGGTCCAAGCAGAGCGACGGTTGCTTCCGTGCCTTGTCGATCCAGGCTGGAAACGGAGCCCTCAAAAACCTGCTTGTACGAGGCGAAGTCGCCCTCGTTGTCGCCGTTCTGGATCAAGATGCGAGCAAGGCCGCCAGTCCATTCATAGGCAGACCAGACGTTGTTGCCGTAGGCTTCGCTCATGCGGAACGAAAGCCCCGCGTAGTTGATGCTGCCTTGCTGGAAAACGCCATTGTCCGACCAACTGCCCGAGATTGCAGGCCGCTTTGTGATGACCGGAACCCACTCGTGGCCGTTGATCTGCACCCCGGCAGAAGATGCCGAGGCGTGAGCCATCCAAATGGTTTTAGGGGTGGAGCCGTTAAGAACGGTGACTTCAAAAAGGATATTGCGCGCCATCCTCTACTTAGCAGAGATGGCGGTAACATTCTGAAAGATGGAAAAAGTTAAGAAGCGGTTAACGACTGGCGAGTCTTCGAGATGAGGTCGCCGATGCGGCTAACTTGATTGAGATTATTCGCATTTACCGGTGTCATACTCAAATCGAGCTGATTGCAAACCATTGTCCAGGTGGACTCTAGGCCATAGGTATATTACGTAGTGTCTCCGGCAGCGCAAAATGGTTAACGGGCAGCGCCAGAGGGGTATAGCTTATGCATTATCGCTTTTACGGCTTGAGCCAAAATAACCGGATCGTCTCTGCTGACGATGTCGAAGCTGCACATGATGCTGACGCAGTGGCGAGGGCCATTGGAACCGATAAGAACGCCTGGGAACTTTGGTGCGGCACAAGGAAGGTGGCGCGCGCCCTGGCGGCTGCGGGTAGCACTAGTCCCGAGGTCCGGGTGTTCGGCTGAGCGTCACGAGACGCTCAGGACCACGAACTCCACGATGTTGAAATCGGATGCTGGTGCCGATCCCTTTGCGGGCGAGCCGCTGATGCGACAGAGCATCGCCTGGTTCTGCAGATAGGTGCTGCTGTCGTCCGGGATGAACACGAATGCCTTGCTGCGACCCACGTCGCGCAGGAACGGGAACCAGTTCGTGAAGTACATGGCGTCTGTGATGCCATCGAGCGTGATCTTCCAGCCGATGCGAACTCCGTAGCGATCCACCGTGGTGTAGCCGAGGCCCTCTTCGATGGCGCTCATGTCCTCGAAGGTTTGCTCTGCGCCTACGTTTACGCCATCATGCGCAACACGAAGTCCTAGGACGATGCGCGACACTTCAACGTAGCCAGCCGGGTTGCCGGTGCTCGTGATGTCGATGCGAACGAACGGGCTGGTGACGCTGGCGGCCAGCAGCTTGAACGAGAGCGCGCCCTTGGTCGGCGCAACACCGCTCCAGGCCGCGAACGTCTGATCCACGGTAAGGCCTGTGGTGCCATCGACAGCGGCAGCGGTCGCACCTGCACGAACGCGGATTGTGTCGCCGGCACGCAGGTTGTTGCCCACAAGTGCGATAGCGTCCCAGGGCGTGCCGTCGAGCTGAACTTTGGCATAAACGGTTGTGAGGTTGGCGGAGCGCCAAACCATCGCGGGTTCGTCCATGCTGGCATTGCTGAGCGGTGCTGTGGCACTGGCATTGCCCGCGACGACGGTGAACGGCTTGGGGGTGACAAATACCGCGGTCATCCGCGCACCTGAATGGTCGTGGTGTTCGCTTCAAAGTCGGTCGTGAACGACATAACCTTACGCGGATTGCCGTCCGTGCTGAACTTGGGGAGGTTCGCGATGAAGGTCGGTACGCCGCCGATAAAGCTATCCAGGAACACCACTCCCTCAAGGACCACTTCGAACACGCGCGGCGTGTTGTTGTCCGCAAGGATCTTCGTCGCTAGGTTGGTCGCGTCGCTCTCGTTAAGGTTGGTGTTGATTTCCACCGTGCGAGCGGACGAGTTGCGCGCTTTCACATCGGCGTTGGACGCGGTTGCGTAGCGAAATTCCTGCTGCACGAATGCAGCGCGATTGGGGTCGAGTGTCGCCATAGTCGTGTATTTACGCCATGGCCGGAATATGAACTACAGGAAGGCGGCTTAACCTAGTTGCTTCTCAATGATCGAACTCAAATCGTTGAGAAGGTAGGGCTTGGGTAAAAAAATACCATTGTCCGGTATATCAGTATCATCGGGCCGCATCATCCCAGATGTCACGATCAACTTCACGCGAGGATGCCGGACCGCCACGATGTCCGCTAGTTCCAAGCCGTCGATTGGACCGGGCATCTGGATGTCTGTGAAGAGCACTGACACTTCGTGGCTGGCCATGATATCCAGAGCTTCCACTGCGCTGCCAGTGTCCAAAACCTGGAAGCCGCTGTCCTCCAGGGCCTCAACTGCAACCATCCTCACGAACTTCTCGTCTTCTACGACGAGGATCGTCGGCTTCTGAGAACTACCCATGCACCATCTCCTATGGCCTAGGTACGATGATTGAAGCACATGGGACGCAGACAATCCTCGGGAAAAACAATGATCTGGATTAAAACGCCTGGAGTAGTCGTCCGTCCTGTACCGCTGCCTTCGAAGAGAGTGCAGCGCCCTGGTTCTGCGTGAGAGCACCGGACGAAACCGCATTCGCGATCACGCGCAGGTAGTCGTTGGAAATGCCGATTGTCGCGGTCACCGCGTTGGTCTGATCGGTGATCGCCTTCGTGGTGCTGTCTGCGCCAGCTGCCGCGTTGAATGCGTTCGTCGCGTTGGTGATCGCGCCGGTGGTCAGCCCCTTGAGCCTGCCGATAACGTCCTGGTAGTCGGTTGTGTTGGTGCCATAGACGTTGCCCGCGCCGCTCATGATCTTGTCGGCCAGAGAAGTGAAGGCATCCTGATCGACGGTCTTACCCGCCGCGATGTCGGCTTTGAAGCTGTCCAGCTTGGCGAGGTTCTGTGTCAGCTGGGTCAGCGCAGTGACGCCGCCGCCGTCGCCGTTCAGGCTATCAAGCAGGCTCTGGAAACCGGACACCTGATCCTTGAGAACAGCGTCCAGCTTCTTTGCGCGGTACTCGTCCAGCTTGGTCAGATCGGCGGTCGATGCGCCAACCTCGATCATGCTCTTGCGAAGTGCGGCCAGCGGCGTGATGATGCTGTCCACGGCAGCGCGGATTGGATCGGTCAGCGCCTTGTAGTCGTCCTCGAACGACTTCATCTGCAGCGCAGTGTTGACGGCCTTATCGACGTTGCCCGCGTATGCCTTGAGGGCCTTGTTCATCAGGTCGCTTAGACCCGTGATTGCGCCATCCAGGATTGCGTCCTTGATCGCTGCCGAGATCGCCGCTGCCTCGTCCTTGCCGTCATAGATCAAGCCGCTGATGCGGCTCGTCTTCTTCGTGTCCACGTTCGAAGCGCCCGTGGACGAAACGCGGTAGCTGTCCTTGTACTTGCCGATGGACACCATGAAGTTGCCCAGGTCGCCACCCAGCTGGCTGGCGATGTTCTGCAAGCCGCTCTGGATGGAGCCCGACGTACCGGCCAGCGCATCGCGTACGCTGCCCTTGTTGCCGCTAATCTGCGCGTCCTTGCCGCTGGTGATGATCGCCTTACCGCGCGGTGCGCTGGTGAAGAGGTTGCCGATGATGCCGCCGCCGATGCTGCCGAGGATCGAGCCAAGCGGACCGAACGCGCTACCGAGTGCGCCACCAAGCTGCGAGCCCGTGCCGTTGAGCTTGATGCCGACTGCGCCCAAGACCGAGTTAGTGAGGGAGCCAATCTGTGCGCCAGCTGCTGCCGTACCGGCGACCTTGCCCAGCGCCTGCATGAAGCCGCCATTGTTGCCGGTGAACACGTTCTTGAGGTCGGAGAAGCCGTCGCTCATCGACTTGAACGGCTTTGCCCAGGTGTCGGACTTGAAGAGGCTATCCAGCATCTTCCCCGCGCCAGCGGATGCGCCGGTTCCGAATGCCGTGTCCTTACCGCTTGCGTTCTTGCCCAGCAGGCCGATTACCGCGCCGAGGGGACCCGACTTGGTGAAGTCGCCCTGTGCAGCCGCGTTGAGCGCCTGAACCAGCTTGCCGAACTTGCTGATGGCCTGGCCCATGACGCCGCCGAACTGCTCGCCAATCTGGTCGATGCGAGCGCCGAACTCATCCTTCCAGCGGTTGGCAATCTCGACACCGGCCTTGCGGAGACCTTCGGCTGCTTCCTTGTACTGAGCTTCGCTCAGCTTGCCGCCGTTGTTGCCGCCGTTCCACAGCGTGTCCAAGTCCTGACGGCTCTTGTTCAGACCAACCAGTTCCTGCGAGCGCGCGAAGCTGCCGCTGTACTGACGAGCCACGTCCAGGCCGCGCGCCAGCGAAGCGTTCTGCTTGTCGAGCACCTGTGCGCGCTGCTCATCAATGCGAAGCTGCGCCTCCGCGGCCTTGTAGCCCTCGCTCTGGAGGGCCACGCCCTGGCGCTGCGCATTGAGGCGGAAGTCCGCGACGGTCTTCTCTAGCGCCAGCTGATCTTCGGTCGCTCCGTTCAGCTTCATGCGAAGCTGCGCTTCCTGGTTCGCTATCTCCGCGCTGCGCTTGTTGTGGTCGTCCAGGGCTCCGGTGATGAACTTCGCCGTCCGAGCCTTCTGCATGAGCAGCCCGATGGACGCGACATCGAGCCCGTTGAGTTCGTGGCCGAGGATTTTTTGTAGCTCTAGCTGCTTCTTATAATCCTCCGCTGCCAGCGGCAGGCGCTTGGCCGTTTCGACTTCGCCCTTGAGAGCGTCCCAGAATTCCTTTTCGCGCTTGGCTCGGCGCTCGGCTTCCCTCTCCTCGGCTGTCTTCTTGTCCTTCTTGTTCGACGGATCAGGCTTTGTCTCCGTGCCAGCGTCCAGCTTGGGCTTGATGGTGCTGCGGCCCAGGAGGCGATTGATCGAAGCGTCTGCTCCCTTCTCGTCACCGTAGATCGAGCCAGCCTTGTCTGAGACGGAGCCGATGACCTTGCGCGTGCGGGAGCCGGTGTTCGCTACGGCACTGCCAGCTGCGCTGAGTGCCTTGCTCAGATCGGCCAACGACTTGGCATTCCACATCATCGCGATGGACTTGCCCAGACCGGCGAACATCTCGCCAATGTCCGCGATCACCGCCGCGAAAATCTGGGGCAGGGAGGAAGCCACGTATTTGGCCGCGCGTAGGATGCCGACGATGCTGTTCGACCAGCTGCGGCCGCCCTGGTCGAAGCTGATGCCCAGCCATTTCAGCAGGTCGCCAAACTGCTCGCCGATGAAGCTGCGCACATTGCCCACGATGGTGCCGATGGCACCGAACGTCGCGCCGATAACGGAGCCGAGTACCTGTGCGCCCTGACCCAGTAGGTTGAATGTGACGGTCAGCCCATCAAGCAGGTTCTGGAGCGCGGTTGCCTGGCCCACGCCTGCAAAGACTTGGCCAAGTCCGTTGATGATGCTTCCCACGCCGGAAATGATTCCGCCGACGAAATTGCCGATGGAGGCGAGGAACGGCGTGATAACGCTGATGCCCGTGGCAACGACCTTGGCAATCTCCTTGACCGCGTTGCCGAGAGCGCCGCCACCAATGGCGCTCATCATCTGCTGCATGTTGTCCTGGATGTTGGACAAGGCACCCTTGAGGGTGTCCATCTGCTTGGCCATCGCGCCACCGAACGTGGTTTTGCCGATGTTCTCCAGGTACTGAGTGATTTCCTTGCTGTTCTTGCCTACCGTGGTGCTCACGCCCTGGAAGGTGAACTTGACCTTATCGCCCTCGGTCTTGGACTTGATGCCGAACTCCTTGAGGCGTTCGAACTCACCCGTCGATGCGTCCGCAACGGCTTCGATCATCTGATTGAGGCTCTTGCCCATCGCGGCAGCGGTGTTGCCGAACGAGGTTAGGCGTTCCTCTGTTGCGGAGAGACCGAGGTTTCGCAGCTTGCGGAATGCGTCGATGGACTGGCCAAGGTCGAATGGCGTTTTCGCTGCGAACTGTACAAGCGCGGCGTAGCTTTCCTGGGCCTTCGTGCTGCTCTTGGTAGCGGTCTCCAGCTGCGCCATCCACTGCTGGGTCTGGGATGCAGCGTCGATCGCAGCGACGCCAATGGCACCGATCGCGAGCGCGATGCCGCCGATGATAGCAGCTTGCGGACCCATCCGGGAAAGGGTGTTGAGGAGGTTGCCAACGCCAGGGATTGCGCCAGCCGACTTGCTACCGATCTCTTCAAAGACCTTGCCGAGCGCACCGCCGTGACCGGCTGCGCCGCTCATGCTGGAGCCTAGGCGGTCGAAGGTGCCTTTGAGATTGTCGTTGGCTGCACCAATAGAACGGCTCTTGCCGCCGATGCTGTCCAGAGCCCGGTTGACGCGGTTCGCGCCAGTCTCCGCACCATTGGCGACGATATCAATTCTAATCTGTGCTGTTGCGTCGCTCATGGCGCCTCCCTGGCAAATACCTGTGCGGGTATTTACCGGGAGGGTTTGAGGTTATGAGGATTTGCTATTGTTCTTCTGGCTCTGCTTGGAGACGAAGAAGCTATCCGCGCGGCGCATGATGTAGATGAATGCGCTCTTCTCGTCATGGTCTAGACCTAGCTCAACATCGGCATACCAATGCATTTTGCTAATCGGGATCGGACCAAGAGACATTCCGTTGATGCGTTCGGTGTGTAGGTCCCAAAACGCTTCCCAGAGCAGCGAGCTTCGTAGCTTGGGGGCTCTCGCGACCTTGCTCAGAGCCATCGTCTCGCCTTTCTCGGCTAAGTCGGTGAGTTCAGCGCCGTCCTTGAAAACCCACCAGTCGAGAAAGGCTATCAGTTTCCCGCGTCTGCTTCCTTGGTGGCTGCGGGGGTGACTGCGCGGTAGAAGCGCACGTCCTTGGAACGCTCGATAAGCTCACCCATGAACCAGGCGTTATCCTCGTCGGTGAGATACTCGAAAGCCAGTTCCTTGCTGAACGGGATGGCTTGATCGTTCTCATCCAGAACGCCGCTCCAGTCCTTCACGCAAACCTGGACGAATGCGTAGATGCCAGCATTCTTGCCCTTGGCGTGCTCGTTACTGCCGTGCTCACGCTCATAGCGCTCGTTCTCGACCTTGAGGTACTTGTTGTGAACGTCGAACAGCGAAGCTGTCCAGGTGCCGTAATCGTTGCCGTTTTCATCAACGATGTGGTGTGGAACGCCCTTCGCAGCCTTGTCGGCATCAAAGCGAACAAGCTTCTTGAATGCGGGCTTTTTGGTAGTCTTGGTCATGGTGTGTAACCCCTTTGTTTAAGTACGCACCTATTTATCGAGACGCTGATATGGAAATGGAGCAGTCCGAAGACTGCTCCATCCTGTGACCGGAGTTGCAAAGGGGAGTGGTCACAAATTACAGCTGGGTGATGTACAGGTCCGTAGCCTGGGTGACATCGTATGCAGCGGTGACTTCGATGTTCACAAATGCGCTCTCGCTGTCGAACTCCGTGGTTGGGATCGAAGCGAAACCCGCTGGGATGAACACGCCGTAGCCGTTGCCAGCGGTGCCGATGGTGAAGCTGAACGATTGTGCCTGACCGGTAAGCAGTGCATCAACAGCAAAGCTCTCGCGGTACGCCTTGAGGGTGAGCTTGACGGTGCGAGTGCCGTTGGTGCCGATGCCGATTGGGGTGTTGGTGCCCAGCTTGCCGCGCGCGACACGATCCTGGGTAACTTCCAGGTTCAGTTCGGTGAACTGGATGGTGGAGTTGCCCGCAACCGTGACGGCCGACACGTCCTTACCGGCGAACTCGAAAGCCGAACCGGGGATGGTGGTGAGGGTCAGGGTGCTGTCAGTGGTAAGCTGCGCCTGAGTGGTTGCGAGAAGGGTAAGCGCGGCCTGCAGGCCGCCTTGCGGCATCGTTGATAGCCGGGATGCTTGCCGCCTTTAACGAGGGCGGTGGTGGTGCAGGGAGTTTCGGGTTCTACGAGCAGTCCTACGAGCAGTCGTATGACTGGTCGCATGGAGGTCGTCGGCCGTGTGTCGGGCCGGCGGCGATGGTCGGATGCGGAGAAGCTGGAGATCCTGGCCGAGGCGTTCCAGCCTGGCGTGCGGGTCTGCGATGTGATCGCCCGGCGCGAGGTTTCGAGCAGCCTGATCTATACGTGGCGCAAGCAGTTGCGGGCCGGCAAGCTGGCCGGGGCGGCAGCGTCGCTGCCGGTGTTTGC